TCAAAAAAATCACCACCACCAACGACGGCGGCGTCCTTTCCGTCGAAACCGCCATCGACATCCCCTGGGACGACCGCCTCACCGCCTCCTACTCCCTCGATACCGACAACTCCTCAGGCGAAATTCCCTACATCCTCCTCGACCAGGACAACCTCACCCCCATCGGCACCATACTAAAAGTCTACGACAAAGAACCCGGCCCCAACTCCGTCGCCACCCCCCTCAAGTTCCTCACCGGCGAAGACCGCATCTACATCACCGACCCCGCCTACACCGGCGGCAATGTCTGGGTGAAATTCTCCCTCCCCCTCCCCCGCCTCACCACCGTCCCCTATTCCGCCTCCGCCAGCTACGCCCCCGGCGACCTCGTTTTCTTTTCCACCACCGGCGACTGCTACTCCGCCCGCCAAACCACCACCGGCAACGCCCCCACCTCTGCCGAGCACTGGCGCCGCCAACGCATCCCCCACTTCCTCGCCGAATTCCTCAAACTCCGCGCCCACGCCGAGACCCTCTTCGAAGACGGCCAGTCCGACAAAGGCAGCCTCGCCCTCGCCCGCGGCGAAAAAATCCTCCTCGATAAAATGGACCAAGCCTGGCTCCGCAAAGGCGAAGTCCGCCGCTACTCCGCGCAGTTCCAATAACCCCACTTGACACCCCACCCGATAATAAAAGTAACCCCATGAGCAACCCCACCGTCCAAATCGCCGCCCGCTCCAGTGCAGGCATCGTCCAGCCCGTCCAAGCCACTCCCGACGGCGCTCTCCGCGTCACCACCGGCTTCGCGCTCCCCCTCTACGACGAATTTGAAATCACCCGCGTCGGCTCCACCAACAACACCGACTACACCGAATACCGCCTCAGCGGCACCGCCGTCGCCCGCATCCGGTTCCAGTATTTCGGCGCGAATCCCCCCACTACCGACAACGCCGCCATCCGCCGCTCCTTCATTCAATTTCCCCCCTTCGCGTAATGTCCCAAATCGCCTTCGACCCCCTCACCGGCAGCCTCATCAGCACCACCGCCCAGGTCGCCCAGCTCGACTCCAGCGGCCAGATCGCCGGAGCCGTCATCCCCGGCGACTTCGACGATGTCCAGGCATTCCCCAGCGTCGCCGACTTCCCCAACCCCGGCATCGTCGCCCGCATCTACTTTCCCGCAGACACCAACATCCCCCACCGCTGGGACCCAGACACCCTTTCCTACGAACCCATCTCCGCCTCAACAGACGGCGGTGAGTTTTAGGACTAACCCCGCAGTAACAACCCAAACACCCCCCAAAACACCATGCCCAATACCCTTCGCATCAAACGCCGCCTGACCGGTTCAGCCGGTGCCCCGTCCAGCCTCGCCGTCGGCGAACTCGCCTACAACAAGGTTGACGACAAACTCTACATCGGACTCGATTCCGGTATCATCACGCTCGCCGGTGAAGGCCACTTCGCCACAAACGCCGACCTCTCCTCCGAAGTCTCCACGCTGAACAGCAGCATCAGCTCCGAAACCTCCCGCGCCACCGCAGCGGAAGCCGCCCTCGGCGTTCGCATTGACAATGTCCTCAGCAATGTTGATGGCACAGCCCTCAATTCGCTGTCGGAAGTTGTCACCGCCTTCCAGGCCGCAGACTCCAACCTCAACGGAGCCATCACCACCCTCGCCAACAGCGCCTCCAGCAACCTCAGCAGCGCCGTCACAGCCCTCGAAGCCGCCGACAGCGCCCTCGACAGCCGCCTCGACACCGCAGAGTCCGACATCAACGCCCTCGAATCCCGCGCCACCAGCATCGAAGGAGCCGCCTCCACCCTCGCAGGCCGCGTCACCACAGCCGAAGGCGACATCGACGCCCTTGAGACCCGTGCAGGCACCATTGAGAGCGCCGCCACGGCCCTCACCACCCGCGTCTCCACAGCCGAGTCCGACATCAACGCCATCGAATCCGCCGCCACAGCCCTGACCACCCGCGTCAGCACAGCCGAGAGCGACATCGACACCCTCGAGACCCGCGCAGGCACCATCGAATCCGCAGCCACAGCTCTCACCTCCCGCGTCACCGCGCTCGAGACCGAGATCGACGGCGGCAGCTTCTGATCGCCCCCCATCCCCCTCAAAGCGGCAGCGCGGTCCCAACCCGCGCCGCCGCCCAGGGCCGCCCCACTTAAAACTTAATTCTTAAAACTTAAAACTTCTCCATGGTCCTCAAGGTCAAACGCACCACCGTCTCAGGCCGCATCCCCACCGCGAACCAAGTCGCTACCGGCGAACTCGCCTTGAACCTCGCCGACCGCCGCCTCTACAGCAAAGACCATCTCGGCGAAGTTTTTCGCCTCGCCCGCCCCCGCGACCCCAGCGACTACCAGCTCCTCCACGCCGCAGACGGCGACCACCTCTACCTCGGCCGCCTCGCCTGGGCAGACTACCCCGCCTCCGGCCCCGCCGAGGACTCCACCGCCTGGACAATTTACAAAATTACCACCAACAGCGCCGGAGATGTCCTCTCGGAGCAATCCGCAGTCGGGCAGTGGTCTTCCAAACAATCTCTCACCTACAGCTAAACCATGATCGCAAACGCACTCCCTCGCCCGCTCACCGCAGGCTCAGTTGACAACGCCATCCTCCGCGCAGACGGCACAGGCGGCGCGACTCTGCAAAATTCTGATCTCGTCATAGACGATGCCACCACCTCGACTCAAAACAATGTCGCAATCACCAACCAACACAGCGGGCAAACCAACTCCGCCCTCGTCCTCTCGCCGAAAGGCACGGGGGCACTAATCGCTGGGGCGAAGCCAGATGGAACCACTGCGGGAGGTAATGCAAGGGGCGATTTGGCTATTGATTTACAGTTAGCTAGATCAAGCTCTGGTCAAGTTGCCACTGGACAGCGGTCCGCTATATGCGGAGGAGGCGAAAATTTTGCCTCAAGTTCTTATGCGGGAGTTTTGGCGGGGCATCAGAATGGGGCCTCTGGCAGCAGGAGTGCAATTTGTGCAGGTCAGTCGAATTCGGCGTCAGGAAGTAGGTCGGGCGTTTTATCTGGGAATACTAATACAGCATCAGCAACAAGTGCTGTTACTGTTGGCGGAGAGCAGGCTGTCTCTGATAGGTTCTCAATGCTGGCCCACGCATCAGGCCGCTTTGCAGCCAACGGCGACGCCCAGCGCGCCCGCTTCGTCATGCGGAACAAGACGACAACGAACAGCGCAGTCGAGCTATTCCTCGACGGAAGCGCCACCCGCCTCACGATCCCTTCTGGCAAGGTTGTCGCTCTTACAATTAACATCACAGGTATTTCCAGCACAGGCGCAGCAGTGGCCCACTACATGCGGCAGTATGCGCTCAAGAATGTCTCTGGCACGACCAGCGAGGTTTACGCCCCCGTTACTATCGGCACAGACAACGCCGCTGGCACATCCATCGCGCTCTCCGCGAGCGATGCGTCAGACGCCCTCATCGTGAGCGTCACCGGCACAGCCTCCACCATCTGGCGCTGGGTAGCCAGCGTCGATGCCGTCGAAATCGCATTCGGAACTTAACCAACCACACCATGAGAACATACGGCCTTATATTCGCAGACGGACGCAAGGAACTCGCCAGCATCGTGCTGGACGAAAACGACGAGCCACGCATCGACACCATCCGCCCCTATCCCTGCCCAGAAGATTGGGTAGACCCGCAGATCGTGCCCCTCGTCAAAATCGACCAACCCGAAAGCGGCGACTGGGAACCAAAACTCGTCTGGTTCGCAGATCGCGTCGAGCGCCAGTGGATTCCAGCAAACTCCTAACTAAACACGATTATGCCAAACGAACTCAACATCGCCCTCGCCACCAGCGGCCTCACCGTCACCGCCCAACGCTACCAAGCCGGAGCCGCCGTAGGCTCCGCCATCTCCTGCCCCGAAGTCGGCAGCACCGGATTCTACTCTGGCAACATGACCGGCACAGCAGGAACCTACCAAGTCGCCTTCCTCGCCTCCTCCGCCAATGTCGGCAGCGGCAGCATCGTCTGGGACGGCACAGCCGAAGTCGCCCCCAGCACCCTCACCGCCGCGCAAGTCAACGCCGAAACGGACACAGCCCTTGCCGATGTTGGCCTCACAAGCACCGTTACCGGGCGCATCGACGCCGCCATCTCCTCCCGCCTCGCCCCATCCGGCACGCTCGCCACCGTCACCAACCTCACCAACGCCCCCGCCAGCGTCACGCCAGCCGACATCTGGTCGCACGCCACCCGCACCATCACCGGCGGAACGGTAGACACCCTCACCAACGCCCCCAGCGTCCCCAGCGCCACCACCATCGCCAGCCAGGTCCGCACAGAGCTCACCGCCGAACTCAACCGCCTCGACGCCACCGTCTCCAGCCGCCTCGCCTCCGCCAGCTACACCGCCCCCGCGAACTCCGACATCACCGCTATCAAGGCCAAAACCGACGCCCTCAACACCGACCGCCTCGCCCAGTGCAGCACCGTCGCCACGACCGGCTCCCAACTCGCCGCCGCCCTCAGCTAATGGACCAGCACCTCGCCACCTTCAAAACCGCCCTCACCGGCCTCCTCGGCGCAGCCGCCGGGGTAGGCGGCGCGGTCGTCAGCACCCTCCCCGCCCTCGAAAGCGGCCTGCGAGTCGCCAGCGCCGGAGTCGGCCTCCTCGCCGCCCTCCTCGCCCTCCTCAAAGTCTGGCGCGACCTTAAAAAATGAAACCCCTCGCCGCCCTCCTCGCCCTCACGCTCCTCCCCGGGTGCGTCACAGTCCCCATCCCCCCCTGGGGCCAGCAGCGCGGCGAAATGGGCGACCTCAAAGTCAGCGTCGCCATCAACTACACCCCCCGAGTCAAAAACCAAACCCCCGCCACCGCCTCCCAGTCCCACGCCTGGGACCAATTCTTCGCCAGCAAACCCAAAACCCTCCACGACAAATGAAACTCCTCGACCCCCTCCTCCACCAACTCAGCCAAAACTCCACCTGGCGCGGTATCATTTTGCTCGCCACCAGTTGCGGCGTCGCCCTCAGCCCCAGCCACCAAGAAGCCATCGTCGCCGCCGGACTCGCCCTCGTCGGCCTCATCAATGTCCTGAGAAAAGGCTAAAATGATCCTGCGCTGGCTCAGTCGAATCTTAGGCGCGCCGTCGTCCCCGACGGCCCCTCAGCCCCCCGCCCCCAAGCCGCCCGCGCCGCCAGCCGCCGCCCCACTCCCCGTCACCGCCGTGACGCGCCTCTACCCGCAAACGAACCGCCGCACCCCCAATGTGAGCGTCGGCCGCACCATCCGCCCCACCCACATCGTCCTGCACCACACCTCCGGCGCCTACGCAGGCAGCGTCTCCTGGTGCATGGACCCCCGCAGCGCCGTCAGCTACCACTGCATCATCGCCCGCAACGGCAAACGCACCATCCTCGCCCCCCCCACCGCCCGCACCTGGCACGCCGGAGTCTCCTCATGGCAAGGCCGCCGCGACTGCAACTCCTACTGCCTCGGCCTCGCCTGGGAAGGCGACACCTACCAGACCCCCTTGAGCGAAGACGCCATCCTCTCCGCCGTCGAATACCTCCTCCCCATCCTCGACAAATTCGACATCCCCCTCTCGCACATCCTCCGCCACGCCGACATCGCCCCCGCCCGCAAGAACGACTGCTCCCCCGCCGCCCAAAAGGAATTCCTCGCCGCCCTCAAACGCGTCCTCAAATGAGCAAGCCCGCGCCCAAAGCCCCCGCAGACCGCGAAGCCATACTCAAGCAAGCCCGCGCCCTCCTCGCCGAGCACTTTGAGCATGGCGTCTGCGTCGTCTCATGGGACGCCGAAGGCACCACCTACCATTCCGAATTCAAATTCGGCAACGACTACGCCGCCAAATCCCTCGCCAACGACGCCTCCGAAATCCTCTGGCCATGCGAGGAAGACGAAGAAGAAGACGAAGAGGAGGAAGCCTAACCCACATGAAAACATCCTGGTCCGCCATCGCCCGCGAGCAAGCCGCCACCGCCCACAAAAGCGAAGTCGATTCGCTCAAAGCCAAAATCCAGCAATACCAGCACACCGTCGCCGATCTCGAGCAGCAGCTCGGCATCGCCCTTAGTCTCGGCAAATCCAAAATCCGCCCGCGTCCCTTGGAAGTGTCCATGACGGACAAAGCCGAAGCCGTTGCAGTGGCAATGGCCAGCGACTGGCATGTCGAAGAAACCGTCGAATCCACCAGCGTCAACGGCCTCAACCAATACAACCTCACCATCGCAAAATCCCGCATCGAGAAATTCTTCGCCACCATCGCCCGCCTCACCGAGATCGAGCGCCACGGGGCCCGCATCGACGATTTAATCCTTTGGCTCGGAGGAGATTTGCTTACAGGAATGATTCATGAGGAACTCGCCGAGACCAACTCCAAAACCCCCACCGAAACCCTCCTCTGGCTCCAAGAGCGGCTCCTGTCCGGCCTTGCCACACTCAAGCCCCATTTCAAGCGGATCCTCATCCCCACCAGCTACGGCAACCACGGTCGCACCACCGTCAAACCCCGCCACGCCACCGGAGCCAAGCACTCCTACGAATGGCTCCTCTACCGCATCCTCGAAGGACGCCTCGCCGGAGACCAGCAAATCGAATTCCAAATCGCAGACCAGTATTTCAACTTCATGTCAGTCTATGGCCGCAACATCCGGTTTCACCACGGAGACGCGCTGAAATACAACGGCGGCGTCGGCGACATCAGCATCGGCGTCAACAAAGCCATCGCCGCATGGAACAAGAGCCCCAACCGCGCCGACCTCGACATCTTCGGCCACTGGCACCGCTACCAGCAAAACTCAAACTGGCTCTGCAACGGAAGCCTCGTAGGGTATAACGCATTCGCCCTCAGCATCAAGGCGAGCTTCGAACCCCCACTCCAGACATACTTTTTGCTGGATAAGAAACGCGGCAGAACGATGACCGCCCCCATTTACCTATGAGCAGTTGGAAATCCATAGCCAAACGCACCAACTCCCTCCCGCCCGGCTGGAGTTCGCCCGACGAAATCGCCGCCGACCTCGACTGCGAAATCAACGAAGTCCCCAAAATCCTCGCCGCCGCCATCCGCGACGGCCAAGTCGAAAAGCAAAACTTCCCCTGCTGGACCCCCGGCAGCCGCCAGCTCCTCTACCAGACCGGCTACCGCCAGCGCACCCCCGGCACCAAGCCCACTCCCGCCACCGCCAGCATCCCCGGCATCCCCGACGACCTCCTTCCGCGAGTCCGCGAGAAAATCGCCGCCCACCCGCACAAAACCGCCGGAGCCATCCGCGACCTTTTCTCCACCAACAACCGCCGCCGCCTCAGCACCGCCGCCATCCGCAGCATTTTGGCGCGGTGATATTATAGAAGTAGATGCCTGACGACCAAACCATCATCGAAGGCGACGCCGGATTCCTCGGCATGGCCTCCCGCTTGAACCCGCTGCAACTCCAGCCGGGCATGGTCCAGTATGTCGAAAACATGCGGCTCGACCGAGGCGTCGCCCAAACCCGCAAAGGAGCCAAGCGCCTCGCCGAATCCATCGGCAACATTGGCGAAGCCGTCACCGTCCCCTTCCAGCTCGGCCCCGACAAAACTATCACCACCCTGACACGCGGCGGCACCGGCAACCTCACCGCCACCGCCACCCTCACCGCCCACGGCTACGCCACAGGCGACCGCATTAACATCCGAGGAGCTTCCCCCTCCCAGTTCAACGGCGACTTCTTCATCACCGTCACCAACGCCAACACCTTCACCTACACCATGGCCGCAGATCCCGGCGCAAACGCCACCGGCACCCTCATCGCCAATAAAGGCCCCGTCATCCAATCCACCTACACCGGCGGCATCATCGGCGCAGGCATTTACTCCTCGCCCCGCCTCGACAATGCCAACGAATACATCGTTCTCGCCGGACCCAACGCCGCCTACCTCTGGCGCGAAGGCGCAAATCTCCAGACCATCTCCTACCCCGCCACCGATACCCTCGTCGCCGGAGACGACATCGAAATCATCCAGGCATTCGACAAACTCTACATCCTCCGCACCCGCGAGGAACCCCTGATCCGCCTCACCTCGCTCACGCAATCCAGCGGCACCGCCACCGCCACCACCCTCGGCACCCACACCTACCAGACCGGCGAGGTCGTCCGCATCAGCGGGGCAGGCGAGGCCGGATACCTCGCCGATTTCACCATCACCCGCCTTTCCTCCACGCAATTCACCTTCAGCGTCCCCAGCGGCACCGCCACCCCGGCCACCGGCACACTCATCTCCCAGCGCGTCCAGCCCGCCCTCGTCTGGGACGGCATTCTGGCAAACAACTTCACCCGCGTCTCCCAAGGCACCCACCCGCTCGGCGAAACCTTCTCCCGCCTCCCCAGCACCAGCATCGCCACCTATTTCAACAACTCCCTCGTCATCGCCCGCAACCGCGACGAAGTGATGATTTCCGATGTGTTCGATGGCGACACCTTCGATCCCCTCGGCAAAGCCTTCCGGGCCAACTCCGGCAGCAACGACTACATCGTCGCCCTCCACCCCTATGCCGATGGCCAGGCCCTCGTCTTCTGCCGCAAGAGCATCTGGCTCGCCACTTGCGTCCTCGATACCGACGGCGTCTCCATCGACTCCTTTAATTCCCGCCTCCAACTCCTCACCGACGAGATCGGCTGCTCCGCCAAGCGCAGCATCGCCACCGCAGGCGTCTTCGTCTTTTTCCTCAGCGACAACGGCGTCTATCGCCTCGACAACCAGTTCGACCTCAAACTTCGCGGCAACACCCAGACCCTTTCCGACCCCATCGCCGACCTCATCTCCAGCATCAACGCCCCCGCAGCCCACTTGAGCAACGGCATCTATTTCGGCAACCGCTACTACCTCGCCGTCCCCCTCGGCACCAGCACCGCGCCGAACGCCCTCTTCGCCTACAATATGCTCAACCAGCAGTGGGAAACCAAAGACACCTACGGCTTCCCCCTCGACCGCCTCCTCATCACCGACTACGGCACCCAGCGCCGCCTCTACGCCTCCACGATCAACGGATTCCTCTATTTGCTCGATGAGCAAGACAATGGCGAGGACGACACCGTTTCCAACCTCGGCACCACCACCGTTCAAGGAACCCTCCTCACCCGCCGTTACGGCTGGAGCAGCCTTAACGCCAAACGCCTCACCCGGTCCAAAGCCAGCATCGTCCTCCCCGCCGGAGCCGCCTGCTCCCTCGATGCCGTCACCACCGACTTCGACGCCGATTTCCAGATCGCCGCCCTCACCAACTCCACGGCCTCGCAAGAAGACTACACGCTCAAAGCCCCCCTCCGCTGCAAAGCCACCGCCCTCGACCTCCGCTACCGCACCACCGCCGGACGCCCCATCCTCCGCCAAATCTCCGCCGAAGCCGTCCGCAGCAACTTAGACCCCACCGAGACCCGCACGCTCAATTAACTGAAAACTGAACTCTGAAAACTGAAAACTAAAAAATGGCTACCGTCACCCCAGGCTACACCTTTTCCAGCAACGAAGTCGTCACCCCCGCCAAACTCAACTCGGCAGCCGTGCCCACCGTAGTCGTCGCCAACGACGAAATCACCACCGTTAAAATCCTCGATGCCAATGTGACTTTAGCCAAACTCGCCGCCGCCGTCCAACAAGCACTCCTTCCCGCCGGAGCAGTCCAAGCCTTCGCTATGGCCTCCGCCCCGTCTGGATGGCTTATCGCAAACGGAGCCGCAGTAAGCCGCACCACCTACGCTGCACTCTTCAGTGCAATCGGCACAACTTACGGCACAGGCGACGGTAGCACGACTTTTGCCCTACCAGACCTGCGCGGATACTTTGTGCGCGGAAGTGGCACCAATAGCGACGGCACGGCGGCGGGGACATTTGGCGCGAAGCAGGCAGATGATAATAAGGCGCATACGCACACCGGAACAACGTCAACAACTGGAGCGCATACACACACCTACACCTTTAAGACAACGACCGGCGGATCATCGGCAGGTGGAGACCTCAACAACATTGGTAACGGCACTTTTAATACCGGATCTGCCGGAAACCACAGTCACACATTTACAACGGATTCATCCGGCACCGAAACCCGCCCGAAAAACATCGCCATGCTGTATTGCATCAAGTTCTAACCGATGACCCCATGGCAACGCGCAAAAGAATGGTGGGACGAACACAGCACGCAAGACTTCTGGGAAGCCGTCGGGGAGCATCTCTCCGTAGGCTATGTCTGGAATTCTCCCGACTGCTTCATGCTCGCCAAAGCCACCCGCTGGAACCCGGAGGACGAATCCTTTGAACACGGCCCGCCCAACTGCTGGTTCGTCACCCTGGCCGCCACCGCTCCCGGCACACACCCCGTCCGCGAGTGCCTCCGCGTCGCCCCGCATCCACACCCCTTTGTCGCCTGGTGCCGCCGAGGCACCTTCGAGCCACATGTCTATCCAATGAAACAACTCACCAAAAAATTAGGAGGAAACTAATATGGGAGGATCACCCAAAGCCCCACCGCCACAGCCCGTCCCCGCAGCCCCCGCGCCCATCGACTACGACAAGATGGCCGAAGCGTCCATCCGCGTCGCCAAAGCCCAGACCGCCGAAGAGGAGGCCGCCATCAAGCGCCTGTATCCCGAATACATCAAGATGCAGTTCGGCACCGCCGACCAGCTCGCCGGGAAACTTGACAACCAATACCTCGCCCGCACCCGCGATGTCGTTAGTCAGGAACTCGATGCCGCCAGCGCCCCAAACGCCATCGAAGCCCGCATCCAAGCCGATGCCGAACGCGAACTCGCCCTCGGCCGCTCCCTCACCCCCGAGCAAGAGCGCATGGCCCAGCAAGCCGCCCGCTCTGGAATGGCCGCCCGGGGCCTCGGAGTCGGCAACGCCGCCCTCGCCGCCGAAGTCCTCAACCGCGACGCCTTCGCCACCGCCCGCGAGCAAGACCGCCGCAACTTCGCACTCGCCGCCAACACGCTCGACCAAGCCCGCCGCCAACGCCGCGTCGGCCTCGCCGGAGCCTATCAGGAACTCGACCCCTTCCGCCAATCCATCGGCCCTGCCTTTGGCCTCGGCACCAGCACCCTCGCCAACACCACCGGCCAAGTCAGCAACATCTTCGGCAACTCCCTGCAACAAAGCGGCAATGTCGCCAGCTTCAACACCAACATGCTCGAAACCCGCCGCAACACCATCCTCAACAATAACGCCGCCATCCAAGCGGCCTCCATGCAAGCCGGTGCCGCTGGCCAAGCAGGGATGATGGGCATGGTGGGCGGTATCGGCGGCGGGGCTCTTATGGGAGTCGGATTGGCAATTTAATGAACCAGCACTTGCAAGCACTCGTCGATCAAACCCTCTACCGCGCCGAGCATTGGCTGCGGGAGTTTCGTAATCCTGTCGTCCTCTGGAGCGGAGGTAAAGACAGCACCGCCATGCTGCATTTGCTCATCTTCAAGCTCGGGGTAAATCTTCCCTGCATCCAGTGGCGCGAGCCTCGTTTCCGCCACCGCTACGCCCACAGCGACCTCCTCGCCCGCGAGTGGGACTTGACCCTCTACGACTACGCCCCCGGGCGCATCGCCATCCAGGATGGGTATGACATCGAAACCGGCGCACCCCGTTTCGACTTCCTTAAATACTACCAGTGGGGACACCACTCAGCCCTCATACTGAGCCTCGGCACCGAAGCTCCCACCGCGCAGGAAGTGTCCGAGGGCCGCTACCTATGCGGCCTCGCCGATGTCCTCCAGCGCCCCACCGGCACCTTCCATTGGCCGTGGGATTCCTGCTTTCACGGCCAGAAATCCGCCGATGTCGATCTCATCAAAGGAGCCGTCCCACTCATGCAGGATGTCCGCCGCACTCCAGACTCGCCCACCCAGCTTTACCCAATGCGGTATTGGACCGACGACGACATCTTCAACTACCTCGAATCCGAAGGCGTCCCGATGGACCCCACCCGCTACGACCGCTCCACCGGCAAATGGGGCCACAAGCAGGACAAATCCCACAACGCCGACTACTACCCCATATGCTGGAACTGCGTGAACCGCCACCTGAGCAGCCCTGTCCATTGCCCGAAACTACAAAGCCAGGTCAACAACATCGCCCACCTTGCCCCATACGAGGACAACGCGATCCCCGAGCAGGGCTTCCGCCACAACTGGAACAATACGACTGTCAACGGTGTGGCGCATGTTGCAGCCACAAATGGTCATGGCCCGTCCTCCGGCGAGACCGCTCCGACGCCACCGGAATCCCTGCCGAATACCTCCGCACCGACTATCCGTTGCTCAAAACCTCACCCTGCGGACGCTGCATCGCCCTCCGGGGCGAGGTCGGCCGAAGAGTCTCCTGCTCAATCTACGAATCACGCCCGCATGCCTGCCGGGCATTCCAGCCAGGCAGTCCACTCTGCATAGAAGCCCGCAAAACCAAAAACCTCCAACCCACCTAAAAACCATGTTCGCATACAACCCACAAGTCACCGACCGCTCCGGCGAATTCATCGCTCAAGGCATGTCCAACGCCGCCCAAATCAACTCCCAATCCATGCAGCAAATGGGCCAAGACATCGGAGGCGCCATTTCCTCCCTCGGCGCCATGTATGCCCAAAATAAAATGCAAGCCGCAGGCGGCAAGGCATTCAAAGACTTCATGGGCATGGCCGGCCCATCCATGGGCATTAAAGACGAGCAACTTAAATTATTCAAAAGCATGAACGACAGTGATGCCTACCAGATGAGCCAAATGTTCATGCCCATCGCCCCGTCCATGATCTCCGCCACCGGCCTCGGCAACTACAACAACCGCCTCGCCCTCGCCAACCAGCAAGCCGCCAACCAAGCCGCCGCCCGCCAGCCCGCCGCCAATCAAGTTCCATTGGGTGCCCAGGCTCCCGCCGCTACCGCCAATCCCGAAACATTACCCGCACCCGCCTTTATCGACCCAAGCGTCAAAACCCGCAGCCTTTTAAAACGATAATCCCATGTTCCCAATTTTCGCCAACGCCTTCCAAGCCGCGGATCCAGCATTGCCAGAGGAAACTCCGGCAGCCGAAGACCTCGCCGCTTTCTCCAGTCCTGTAGATGAGATGGCACCCGCGCCGCTTATCCCGCAGCAAACCTCCAAAGGCGTGTCCTTCGATTGGTCCGTCCTCCGCGCCCAGTCCCAAGAGGAATACGACGCCAAACCCCCGGAACTCCAGCAGCTCATCCACGAAATCCGCGAACTCGGCACGCTCCCTTCACAAGAATGGGCCGCCAACCGCGTGATCGAAATCCAAAAAGACCTCGCCGCCCGCAACTCCCCGCAAGCCCAAGCCGAAGCCGCAAAGGCCCAGATGGACCTCGCCGCAGCCCAAGCCGAAGCCCGGTCCAAAGCCAACGAATCAGCCGCGGCCCGCACCCGCATCTCCAGCGCCATCGAGTCCATCAACAAACTCGAGCCCGACCTCGACAATCTCGTCGGCCCGCTCGCTCCTGCGGCACAAGTCAGAGACAAATTCTTCAACCCCGAAGTTTACGCCAAACGCTTCGAACTCGCGAACACCACCAAAAACGATGTCCTCGACGCCGCGAAGTATGTGAAGCCACTCACCAACGACGAGCGCAAATTCCTCGAGGACATGTTCCCGAAAATCGACGACCCGGCCCCCGTCTGGCGCAACTACTTCGAACGGTCCCGCCGCATGCTCTCCGCCGGCCTCGGCGACTCCGCACCCGCTCCCCAGGCCGCCCAGCAGGCCGCTCCCTCACTCCCCGCCGAACGCATCATCCGCGGCCAACTCTGGAAACTAAATCCCCAAACCGGAAAATATGCTCCAGCTCAATAGGGAATTATCTCCCGAAGAACTCGACGCTATGGAGGCGCAGGATGCCGCGGCACCTTCATCGCCTGCCCAGCCGCCCGCCACGCCGCTCGCCATGGGGCCCATCGCGCAGCTCGACCCCGCCCGCGAATACACCGCCGAGGAGCTTGATCTCTACGAAGAGGCAAATTCCTTCACCCCCGACGAACTGGATCAAAAGCTCGTCGCTTCTGTCCTTGACGACCCCACCTACATCCCCTCCCGCGACGAATACTTCCAAGCCAAGGACGCCAAAGCCCGCCTCAAATCTGAAGGAAAACTCCCGGGCCTCCTTGATTATGCCGCCACCGGCGCCGGCGCATTCATCCAGACACTCGGCGACATGGCGACCGAGATCGTTGACGATCCCGGCGATTTCCTCGCCCGCGGACCCGCCACAGGCGAAGCGATAAAAAGAAAATCCTGGCGTGGAACCAACGACTTTGCGCGGTGGTTCCGCCAGCTCAATGCCACAAACCCTGTCGGCCGTTACGAGGACACCGGAGAATTTGTCTACGACCAGGTCGGCTCGGATGTCGTGCCATTGGCAGACCATCAAATGAGGGCGCTCGAGCAAGGCCGAAAAATCCGTCCCGTCAACGAAGAGGATGTTAAGGATGCCGAATACGAGCGTTTCATCTTTGAGCGGTCCCGGCAGAAGGAACTTGAAGAATGGGTCGCCGGCGTGAGCGAACGCACACACCCGCTCACCCGCCTGTTTAGTGAGCGCGACCAGCAGGAGCAACCGATGCAGGCCACCTCGGATATTTTGGGCGGCGTGTTGGAACCTACCAATGCCCTCACCATGGCCATCCCGTTTGGCGCAGGCGCGAAATCCATTGGCTTCTCCCGTGTGGCTAAAGATTATGGATCCCGCACCGCCCGCGTCCTTGAACGCTCCGCAGGCGCCGGCGCCGATGCCATGGAAGCCGGCGCTTCCCGCCTCCAATCCATCATCGAAAAAGGCACCCGCCTCTCACCAGAGAACCAAACCAAGATTGCCAAGTGGTCCGCAGCGGGCGGTGTCGGCGGTGCCGTATTCGGCATGGACACTGACATCCCTGTCCTTTCTCAAGCGCAGGACGCCGCCAAATTCCTCGGCGGTGCCTACATTGCCTACAAAGGCGGCGTTGGCACACTCCGCACCGTCCAGAAAGTCGCAGGCCCCACCAGCGTCGCCCTCCGCATCGCCGCCGATCCCGCTGATGGCCTCGACGCCGTCGCTCAGGCATCAGTCGCCACCAAGCTCAACGCCTTCCCAGAACTCTCTCCCGTCCGCGAGGTCCTCGAAAATCCCACCCGCTTCCGGGCCATTGAGAGCACACCGGCCCGCATTGCTGCCGATCCCCGTTTCGGCCCGCAAACCCGCGCCATCGCTGACTCCCTCGCCAATCCCGCCATCGTCCAAGGCGTGCGCGGAGCCTCTGCTGTAGCCGGTGGAGCCATCAAAGGCGCCGCCGCCAACGCCCCCTTCGTCGCCCTCGCCCTCAATGCCGAAGAGGAACAAGCCGCCGGCAACATGCTCGGCATGGGAGCCGCATTCGGTGCCGCAGGCGGAGCCGCCAGCCGCTTCACCGGCCTCAAACAACGCCGCGCCGAAGCCCGCTCCTCCGACATCGCCCGCATGCTCATCGATGTCGAACTCGCCGGCGGAGATGTCGGCAAATTCGCCCAGACCTACTCCCCCCAGCAGCTCGGCGACCTCGCCTCTATGCAAGGCTTCTTCCGCGACAAGGTGGAATTTGTCCCGCTCAACAAAACCGACTTCGACCTCAACACCAAAGCCCTCGGCGGAACCGGAGCCGCCGGCCTCCATGTCCAAGCCGCCCCCGGCGAAAAAGCCCGCATCTTCATCAACCTCGACGCCAAACGCGAAGGCATCGTTCCCCACGAACTCGGCCACGCCCTCATCAAGTCCGGCGCCCTCGGCGGCATGCAGGCCGACTCCATCCGCGCCTTCACCACCCGCCGCTACACCCAAGCCGGAGTCGAAGCCCGCGCCCGCGAATACGCCACCACACTCATCCAGAACGAAAACGCCGCCAAGTTCCCCGGGCAAAACCTCGCCATCTCCCAAGACGCCATCCAAGCCAAGATGGACGAACTCGGCCAATCCGGCCTCCTCCGCGGCGACACCGACCCCCTCGACTGGGCCCGCGACGAAATCTTCGCCGAAGACTTCCGCCAAGCCAGCCAATCCATGGACTTCGCCGCCATCCGCCGCAACCTCCCCGCCGAAGGCTCCTGGCTCGGCAGCATGGAAGGCATCCTCGGCGCCCAGGCAAACGCCCTCTCCATATCCGGCGTCCGCATCGACCCCGTCACCGGCCAGCCCGACCCCCTCTTCAAAACCAACCCCATTCTCGACACCGACCCAGTTCTCAAAAAACAAGTCGGCCAGTATCTGAACAACTACCGGCAGTGGATCAACCACCCCGATCAAACCAAAGCCCGCGGCGTCCGGGTCGCACCCGCCGCCCGCCCGCAAGACCTCGTCAACAACCCCCTCGTCACCTTCCACGATTACGGCGGCGGCGTCCTCGCCAACGAATTCGCCCGCATCGATCCCGCCACCGGCCAAGCCATCCTCCGCGACCAACGCGACATCAACGCCGAGACCGCCAAACGCCAGCAGCAGGTAAAAGCCCTCGTCGGCTCCAAACTCCTCCCCGCCACAGACCCCAACCTCGGCCCCAAAAAAACCGCCGATGGCCGGGTCACCGTCCGCGGCCGCACACTCCCCCAGCAATTCGACTTCCTCAACGGCTTCGCACAGCACCAGCGCACCTTCGCCCGCCAGCTCGAGACCGCCGCAGCCAATGGCGAATCCCTCATGGTCCGCTACCACAGCATCGGCACCGGCGACTCCGGCAGCTTCCGCGTCCGCAACCTCGGCAACCTCGAAGCCATCACCCGCGAAGTCATCCCCTGGGGTTGGGAACTGACATCCAAAGGCAACCTCCTCACCTCCGTCCTCGACCTCACGCAATTCCGCAACCGCGCCCTCAAAGCCATCAACGCCGGCGACCCCACCATCGGCCGCCTCTACAACAACGACCTCAAAGCCATCGAAGCCGACCTCAAGCAGTGGATGGAAAACCACCGCCAAGACCTCCCCGGCAGCAACAAAATCGGCGAGCAACGCCGCGACGCCATCAACTCCCTCATCGGCATCGCCACCAATGTGAACAAGGGCGCAAACCCCTTCAGCGGCAAAATCGCCGGCCCCAGCTCCGCCATCAAACAATTCCGCCTCGACCGCCTCGACGCCGCCACCGGCACCGGCCGCACCGGCTTCCATTTCGATTACGACAAAGCGAACGGCAACCTCCTCCCCGAAATCCCCACCCCGCTCCCCGACTTGTCAAAAGACCTCCCAACGCCTAAAGGCGCTTCCCAAGCAGAAGCCCCCACCATCAAAGTGCGATTTGGCAACACAGGTCAAAACTACAGCCTCATCCCTCCTGGGCAGGCTATACCTGACGCTTACCACGGCACGCCGCACAAGGTAGACCGTTTTAGCACAGACAAAATCGGCACCGGCGAAGGAGCGCAGGCTTATGGTTGGGGGTTATATTTTGCGGAGAACCAGAAAGTAGCTGAAGACTACCAACGCACGCTCGCAAAGAGAGCGGGAACGACAGATGCATGGTTTTTGCGACCAATCGATTCGGCTACGGAAAAATTCCGTAAGGCAATTAACTATGCCGATGCTGCCCCAATGGCGATTAGTCAGACAATATCGGCTATGAGCGCAACCGAGGCTGATGCGCCTCGCATTTCCAGAGAACTTGCCGCATCTGCACGCAAGCCAGAATACATCAAAGCCTACAACGACATTGCCGACATGATTGATTCTGGAGAGGTTATTGTTTCAATCCCTTCTGGAAACCTCTACTCTGTAAAACTGAATGTTGACGATGCCGACCTGCTCGATTGGGACAAGCCATTAAGTGAGCAGAGTCCAAAAGTGCAGGCGGCACTTGCGGAGATGAATCCAGATTTCTACTCGCCAGAGGGAGCAGACTACGATGGCAACGAACGGGGCCAAGTTACATACACTCGGCTTTCGACTGACTTTGTTCAAAAACAGAATAGGCGCGAGGTTCCATACGGGAATACTTACAAGCAGGCATCTGAAAAATTACTTGCCCTTGGCATCCCCGGCATCCGCTACGCCGACCAAGGCAGCCGGCAATTCAACGCCACGGACGAGCGACTCTTGGAGCTTGCCAAAAAATACAACGGCAACAAGGAAGCCGCCGTCGATGACTTTATGCGAAGCGTCTATGACGCGCCCAAGGCCAAGGAAAAAATGCGAAACGACCTTCTTCGCAACTTTCCAGAGCGCACCTACAACTATGTGGTCTTCGATGAAAACCTCATTCGCATCACCGAGGAGAACGGCAACCGAATCCCCGCCTCGCAAGCCCTCGACACCCCCGGCCAAGCCATGCCGGATGTGGTGCATTCTGCGGGATATGCCCTTCCAAAAAAAGTTCCGCAACGAGGCTATTTTTCTATTGGAACACTGCCAACAACCGACGGACGCGTGCTGGAGTATCATGTAGACCCTACCACGACAATTCAGCCAAGAGTCGCTGGAATAAACAGCATACGCGGAGAACAAGTCGCCATGTTAGAGGCCGACAGGCACAATACTCGCGGTGACAACATGGGCGGCCCATTGCATCCTTTTTTAATTAGCAACCAAACCGTCGCTAGATTGCCTGATGGACGAGGCTACAAAGCAGTGTGGGCAAATATGAATAGTGCCTTTGTCACACGAGCAAAAAACATCGTTAAAACCACGACTGCAGGCCATGCGCTGATTCAGATAATGAAAGAGAATGCACACCGCAGTAATCGCAAGTTCGTAATGGATGTAACTGCAGAAATTGACAAGCGCAGTTCCACTATGTCGAAAGACCAAGTCGATTTCTTGCATGTAGTGCTGGAACTTGGCGCAATCAATCCTAAAGGCCGAATGAATCAAGCCGCCAGTAAGTTGGAAAGAACAGCCAAGGCGGCACTCAATAAGGAAGTGCCAATGCAAGAATTGGCTGACGCGCAAAAAGAATATGATGCGACACTCAATAAGTATCAGCCCATGGTTGAGTTTCTCTCGCGTTTAAGCCCCTTAAAATCTCACGCAACACGCGGAAGAATGCCTGCGTTTGACAACGAGTTTGCATCTATTCTTTCCAATTACCGAAACCAACCGTGGTTTGAGTCTATGGCTTCAAAATACCGCAACACAAAATTTGTCGATGAGGCTGCAAGGTTTTCGTTCAATCAGCGTGGGGCTGCAATGGATCGCATCACCGGCATCCCATTTGCCCCTAATGTAAAGTCTATGCTGAAAAGTTCGATGGACTTTGTAAATGGCCAAAACCTCGATGTTGTCGGAGTGGTGCAATTGTCAAAAGACGCAGATGCATTTGCCGTTTACTTTGGGAAAAATTCAAAAGAAGAAGGAAAAATGAGCCCGAATGAAAGATTGCTTCGAAATCAACTTTTGGCCTCTGGTTCGTTCAAGCCACACCCTTCCTATGATTGGGTCATGCTTGGCCCAGAAAACGCGGACAGCTTTATCCTGGATACACCTGCTGACCCGCTAAAATTGTTTCCCGATTACGCCAAGAACCACCCAAACAAAAATGTGCGCGAAGGCAGTAAAGAAACAGTTGTCGGGACGATGAAAAAGAGTAAGATTCCTTTAGTTCTCAAATGATGAAGTTCAACCCAAAAGTAGATCATGTGCTAGTGACCGACAACGACGCTGGTCCCGAAGGTTGGGAGCTTGTGCCTGTGCAAGATTTAAATGTTTTCTACAATCCATCCAAAATGGATGAGGCAGAAATGGCCAACATCATTGAGGACTTTGAGAGTGGCGATGGCAAGCTCATGGATAAAGTAGCTCACTTCGACACCGCTTTAGACCGCGAGTTGGCGGCAATTTAATCCGCGAAAGTCACACCGCCCACCACTTTTCAGCCTCGCGGCGCGTCACGCAATTCGCGTAGGTCTGGTAGAGCAACGCCGGACTGGTGTGCCCCATCTCAAACGCCGTCTTCGCCGCATCGCGGAAGTGCGCCAGGTGGTAGCTGGCGAACGAATGCCGAAGACAGTTTGGCGGCCACACGCCCTCCCCCACGCCGATCAACCGGCACGCCTCCTTCGCCATCGGCTCCCATTTTTTCTTGCTCCACCCCTCCACCAGCAGCCCCTTCCCAGTCGGCATGTGCCGCTTGAACGCCGGCTGGATCGTGATGTTCCGCGGCCGCGCCGCCCAGCCCTGCTTCGAATCCTCCGTGCGGATCGTGATTTCATCGTAGTCCCAATCAATCGCCGAAAACTCCACCGCAAAAATCTCCCGAGTCCGCATCCCCGCGAATCCCCCCGCCACCAACCAAGCCCGGAACCACGCCGGCCACTCCGCCGCCATTAGCTTCTGCATCTGCGCCGGAGTCAGAATCTCCAGCCGCGCCCCCTTGTCCCTCTTGGGCGGAGCATCCGAGAACGGATTTACCGGCACCCGCTCCCGCACCGTCGGCCAGTTGAAAAAATCCCGGCACACCGCAAACACATTGAACCGGCCCCGAGTCTCAAGCGGCAGGTGATCCACCCAATGCCGCGCCGCCGCCGCATCCAACTCCTCCAGCCCCCCCAGCCCCGCCCGCTCCACCAGCATATTCAGCGCCCACTTCAACTGGCGCAAAGTCACCGGCTCCACCTCCACCGACTTCTTCGCCAAGAACAACCCCACAAAATCCACCAACCGATCCCCCTTCGCCACCTGTGACGGCAACACCCCTTGGTGCGACAACCCAAACACCATCTTCGCATGTTCCCGATTCGCCTCCTCCTGGAACGCAAAAAACTTCCGCAGCCGCTTCCCCCCATTCAAAGACGCCGGCACATCGATCACCCAGCGGTTCCGTTTGCGGTTGAATTGAGGAATGAGCTTTTGCGCGTCCATTGCAATAAAGTGGCACTGCAGTGCCAGTCAGTGCCACTTTTTAATTTTTGCCAATTTTTTCCAAAAACTTCCACCGCCCGCCAACCCGCATGAACACTGGCTCCGCGGGCTTTTCCATCACTTTCCTCCAACCTCCAAAAATGCGGAGGGGGTGGGATTCGAACCCACCTTTTTACCTACTGAAAGTGGCACTAAGTGGCGCGTTGGTGCCAGTTTTGTGCCACTACCTCTGGCTGATGGTGGGGGCGGCGGCGCTTTGCATGTATTGGGTCGCGTGGGGGTGCATGAATAAAACGGTCTCAGGAGGCGTGGAGGTGGTGGGGAAGGGCTCGAGCAGGGCCATGCCGTCGAGCCAGCGGGCGCGGAGGACTTGGATGATGTGGCCGTTCGCCGGCCAGCTGCCGCGGTAGCAGCGTTTGAGGTCGTAGGTGAACGGGGTGGTGCCGATGACATCGCCGTTCAAGTCCACAATGGCGCCGCTGGGGGCGGAGTGGATGGTGACTTTTCGGTCGGTGAAGTTGGCGGCCCACTCGGCGTCAAACTTGGCTTTGCGGGCGGCTTCGCGTTCGGCGGTGGCGCAGCCGCTGGTGAACAGGGCGAGGAGGCAGAGGAGAATGATAAAAGACCAGAAGCGTTGGTTTCCGGCTTCGTGCCGTTCTCCGCTAATTGCGGACCGGAGACCCCAAGGGGCGTAGAAAGCGGCGAACACCCACAACCACGCCCACCCTCCTTCGACGCGACTGGCGACTGCCGAGGCGCAGAGGATGGCGAGGGTGAGCCAGCCGAACCATTTGAGGATAGCCATGGCAATGTGAGGTCGATTATTTCGCCTTCCCAGTTTTCCGGTAGGTCGTGCTCCTGGCTGTTGAGTATCCACCAACGGAGGTTTCGGACGGCTCGATGATATTCCGCCCAGAGTGAGGATGGGCCGGTGCTTTTCCCGAGTCGTTGTTCAAGATGATGCGGTCGGGCATGGCTTGTCCGGGGATGATGGCGGCCTGCTCTTCCCTTGCTTTCATTTCCTCGACCGCGTCGGCGATGATGGCGCTGACGGATGTCCGCAAACGGCGGTCGCGGTTGTTCAACGCCTGCTCTTTTTCTTTCACCCACTGCGCCACATCAGGCGGCAAGGTGATCGTGATGCGGGCGAATTTTTCGCTCTTTTTCATGTCACACCAGTAATACCGGATATGAAAAAAGCAAGCGGGGTGTGAAATTTTTTTTCGCCCGCCGCGCCAGTATTCATGGGCGTGTCAAGTGAAATCTGCATGGTAGGTGAACACCTAATTGCGCCGGAATAAAAATTTTTCTTGGCACACCGATATGATCGCTCATATCAGTATGCGCCATGCAGACGGAGTATGAGCGAACCACAGTGAGTCTCCCCTCGGGGCTGATGACCTACCTCAAGGGGAAGAGTGAAGAGTTTGGAACACCGGTGAGCCGACTGATCGCGGCGGCACTGCGCGAAAAAATTTCACGCGAAACCAAAACCAAAAGGGGGAGTAAAAAATGAAGCCTGGTTATTTGAAACCGAAAGAGGCTGCTGAATACCTGAGCGTGTCGGTCTCGATGATCTACGCGCTGAAGGGTGCGGGCACGCTCAAATTCTACAAGCTCGGCGGCGCGACGCTGCTGAAGGTCAGCGAACTCGATGCGGCGGTGGAGAAGGGGGTGCTGCAATGAGTCTGTATTTTTGCCAAAGCACCGACCCTTTGTTCGGGCTGCTCGGGGATTACTTTTGGGCGAAGAGCCGCATGGATGCGGAGCTTCAATTTCAGAACAAGCACAACATCTGGCCGCACTATGTGAGGCGCGAATGGGGGTCTAAATGACGGCCTCGGACTTTGCCATCGGGTTCGCCCTTGTCGGGCTGCTGGTCTGGTTTTTCCACGGCGCGATTGAGCACCGGATCCGCAAGGCGCGGGAGCGGCACTATGTGCAGCAGTGGTTCAACGGGCGCCAGAGGCGCACCTACCAGTGGCGGCAATGAACGGACTCGAAGCTCTGGCCCTCGCATGCCTCGTCTTTGTCAGCATCGTCCTCGCCTACTGGCCTGGCCAGGCATCGGTCTGGCACCGGATTCGGCGGGAGGAGGAGCGGGAGGACGAGAGGCGGCGGCGTTGGCGGGAGTTTCGCGACGCGGACTGAATTTTTTAATATGACAAACACACAACTCGTCCCAGTTGGGGACATGCAGACCATGGCGGGAGCATTCGCCAAATCGGGACTCTTCGGAGTCAAAACATCGGATCAAGCATTGGCCTTGATGCTGGTGGCGCAGGCGGAGGGCAGGCACCCGGGCTCGGTGGCCAGCGACTACCACATCATCCAGGGGCGGGCGGCGCTGAAAAGTGACGCGATGCTGGCGAGGTTTCAGCAGGCCGGCGGGCGGGTGGAGTGGCATGACCACACGAACGAAAAAGTCTCAGCCACCTTTTCGCACCCGCAGGGCGGCAGCCTCCGCATCGACTGGGACATGGCCCGGGCGAAGGCGGCGGGGCTGGGCGGGAAGGACAACTGGAAAAGCTATCCGCGCCAGATGCTGCGGGCGAGGGTCATCAGCGAAGGTGTGCGGGCGGTTTTCCCCGCGGTGCTGAATGGCATGTATGCGCCGGAAGAGGTGCAGGAATTCTCGCCGCAGCGGGTGACGGTTTACGACTCGCGCATTGAGTCGGTGAATGCGGAGCTGCAAGCCCTGCCGGCGCCGGTCTCTGTAGAGCCGGTATCGATTAACGATACTTTGCGGGACCGCGACCGGCTGGAGGATTTTGCGGCGGCGTTTGCCGGGAAGGAAGCAGAGGTGGAGGCGTTCCTCATCGCCCGCAAGCAAATCGAACCCGGCCACACTTGGCGCGTCGCGGCCGAGTATTTCGAGGAGCGGGTGGCTGGGAAGATTCCAGCATTCCTGCAAGCGGTCGCCGAATTCAGCAAACAGCAGCAACCGGAGGCGAAGGCCGCCTGACATGGACGGGGATTTGGAGGCGTTTGTGCGGCAGATGCCGGACGGCAGCTACGCCCTGCGTCTCCAGCCCCTGACCTTCGCCGACGCCCGCACGGGGTTTGGTTTTCCGAGCCTGCGGGAGTTTGACACGGCACTCAACACAGCACTCAAAAAATATGCACCACGCAAAAGAAAATTCGGCCGATACGGGAAAGCCCGTCATTCGCCACAGCACACTGCCGAAACTGGCGGCGTGCCCGAAGTATCTTCCGAAGTCGGGGCCGGTGGGTCCGGCGGCGGAGAGGGGAACGCGGATGGATGCGGCGATCCGCAGGGCATTGGAGGGCGACCGCTCCCTGCTGGAGGGATTGACACCGGAGGACAAGGGGCCGGCGGAGTGGGCGGTCGCCCTGTTGCAGAGCTACAAGATGACGGGGGAGCTGGAGACGCGGGAGGAATACCTGGCCATGCATACGCCGGGCATCAGCCATGTGGGGACGGCGGATGTGCTCAACCGGAAGTTGCAATGGGTCGCTGACATTAAGACCGGCCAGCTTCGCGACTACTACCACCAGCTTGCCGCTTACGCCCTCGCCTGCATGGAGCGGACCTTTGCCCAAGATTGGACCGGCCATGTGGTCTACACGGACCACAAGAAGGTCGTCAGCTACATCTTCGAATACGCCGAGGCGAAGCGGGCGATTGAGACCGTGCTGGCCGAGGTGCGGGATCCGAACTCGCAGCCGCGGGCGTGTGACTACTGCGACTGGTGCGCCAGAAAAGACACCTGCCCCGCGGTGGTGAAGCCGGTGGAGGATGGGTTGGCGGTGGTCTACACCCCGCGTGCGACTCTCTCGGAGATGCGGGAGAGACTTTTCGGCGACCTCCGCATGCTGGCCGAATTCGCGGCGCAGTGGAAGGCGGTGGAGAAGGAAATCGCCGAGCCTGCTTTGGAAAAAATCCGCGAGATGCTGGAAGCCGGCGAACAGGTGCCGGGTTGGAAACTCTCGAAGACCGCGCCCAGCGAATACTACGACGCGGACGGCATCCTGTGGGTGGCCAAGGAAGCCTCGGCGCCGCTGGAGGGACTCATCGAGGCGATGGGCGGGAAAATGGGTTCGGCCAAATTCGCAGCCTGGGCGGGTTCGCTCGGCGTCCAACCCCTCACCTCACACATCCGCACGGGCAAACCGACCACACGACTTTTGCAAGACCGCAAGAAACAGAAAGCACTCGCGAACTAATTTATGAACAAACCAGAAAAGCAGTATGTCAACGCTGAGGGGAAATACCTCGCGAAAGTCAAGCAACCCGGCAACGGGTGGCTGGGAGAAACCAGCTCGGGCAAGCAGTTCATCCGCGTGCCGCTCATCATCACCGACGAGGGGCCGCAGAAGGACCGCGAGGTGGTGTGGCAGGGATACCTGACCGAGGCCGCCGAGGAGCGGACATTCAAGACGCTCAACGAACTCTTCGGGCTGGGCTGGACATTCGACTCCCTCTTTGCCGGCAAGGTGAGTTGGGCCGGGGCGCTGGTCTCGGTGACGGTCACCGCCGAGGAATACAACGGCGAGACCCGCTACAAGGCGAAGTGGATCAACCCGCCGAGCAAGAAGGCGGATGTGGAGGAGGACGAGGTGGCCGGTTGGGACAAGAAGCTCGCCGCCATCCGCGGGACCGCGCCGGCGCCGACCATGAAGACCAAAACCGAGGACGGCGACGACATCCCGTTCTGACCTGTGAAGGCGATCCTCAAATACGAACTGCCGGAGGAGATGCACGAGCATTCCTATGCCCTCGCCGGGTTGGATGCGCTGCTGTTGATTGACAACCTGTTGTCTGAAATCCGCAGCGAGTTGAACCACCACGGCGGGCAACTGCATGAGTGGCAGGCCGAGGTTTACAACGACAGCACCAATCATTTCGAAAGACGCAAGGTGACGGCGTGCCAATACACGCTCGAGCGGGTGCGGGACTTGGTGCTGGAATGGCGGCAGGAGCGCCGGCTGCCGGAGTTGGCATGAAGATTGTGGATATGCTCACCGCTTTGAAGGCCGCGCCGTTTAGGTGTCCCGCCTGTGATGTGGAGTGGCAGGACCACCCGGGCATCGGCGTGACCTGTGCCGAGCGGGGGGAACTCTACGAGGCGCTGGAGGCGGTGCTGCCGTATTGCCGGCCGCCCATCGACAAGGGGATTGACGAGAATGTGGAATACTTGCGCCGGATGGCGCGGGCGCAGAAGGCGCTGAAGGAGATGGCATGACGATCCTCGCCATCGACCCTGGAACTACGGATTCGGCGTTTGTCCTGTGGGACGGTGCTCGCGTGATCGATGCCGCCCATTGGCCGAATGCGGACATCCGCCAGGTGCTGATCGGGCGGGAGTATGATTTGTGCGCCTGTGAGATGATTGCCAGCTACGGCATGGCGGTGGGCAGGGAGGTTTTCGAAACCTGCGTGTGGATCGGGCGCTTCGCTGAGATCGCCCGCCAGCCGGTGCAGCTCGTCTACCGGCGGGATGTGAAGCTCCACCTGTGCCACTCGCCGCGGGCGAAGGATGCCAATGTGCGGCAGGCGCTCATCGACCGCCTCGGGCCGCAGGGGACGAAGAAAAACCCGGGGCCGACCTACGGCATGAAGAGCCACCTATGGGCGGCGTTGGCTGTTGGCGTGTATGCGATGGACAAGGTCGTGAGGGAGGAAAGGTGAATGTGGATACTCCCAAAACAATTACACACCTCGGACTTTGTGCCGGATACGGCGGCATTGAGATTGGACTGCACCGAGTTATCCGAAATCTGCGCACGGTCGCTCTTTGCGAGATCGAAGCCTTCGCCTGCGCGAACTTGGTCAGCAAAATGGAAGCGGGACTCATGGACGCAGCACCTATCTGGACGGATCTTAAATCCTTCCCATGGGCAGAGTTTCGTGACCGCGTGGACATCCTCACTGGGGGTTATCCCTGCCAGCCCTTCAGCGCAGCCGGAAAGCGCCTCGGCACCGAAGACCCACGGCACCTCTGGCCCTTTATCGCAGACGGAATTCGACTTCTTCAACCCCGCATTTGCTTTTTCGAGAATGTCGAAGGCCACATCTCCCTCGGACTCCGAGAAGTCATTGGAGAGCTGGAATCAATCGGTTACCAGACGGCGTGGGGAATATTCTCTGCGGCTGAAGTCGGCGCGCCTCACCAGAGAAAGCGGGTCTTCATCTTGGCCTACGATAAGAGCCAGCGAATACAAGGACACTGGGCCGATTGGCTCCAAGAGTCACGACCACATGCTGGGCAAGGGCTACCTCTGCGCGGTGGTGACGCAGGATGCGGCGAATTGGCTGACGCCTCAATCGGGAGATGTGACTGGCAGCACGCAGGAAGCCGTAGTGATGTGGGCCAATGGGCAACGCCCCAAGACATCCGATCAGAGGCTACGCACCCAAGTTGCTGCGGAGCAACTCAAGTATGGCCAAGCCGCCCCGGCCAACCCCAGCACGGATGGGAGCCGCCAAGGGTTGTGGCCGACAGCAAGAAGCCTGGATGGAATGGTGAGCGAGTCTTTGGGGACTTGGGAGGCGAGGAGGATCAGGAAAGCTGCGGAGGGGATCAATTTACATCGACCCCTACCGATTGCGGTGATGCAGGAGCAATTTCCAACGCCGAGAGCTTGCGACTGGAAGAGCAGTCCCGATGCGGACAGCAACATCAAGAGGATGGCCAGCGGACAAGCAACATTGGGCGAGTTTGTTCATGCGAAGGAGAAGCAATGGCGAACCCCGTCCGTAGCAGAGGAGAAGAACCAGAACACCTCGACGCAAATCTACCTACAGAATCAAGTTGGTGCGACTCCGAAAGCGTGGGCAACGCCGCAACTTCAAGACGGCCACAACATCAACCAAGATTCAACGACCCACAAAACGATCCCTGCACAACTGACCAAAATGAACATGGCGGGCAAACTCAACCCCCGCTGGGTGGAGACGCTGATGGGCCTGCCGGTGGGCTGGGTTATGCCGAGCTGTGCGTCACCTGTGACAATCGCACCGACGAACTGCGCCTCCTCGGCAATGGAGTTGTGCCAGCAACAGCAGAACGAGCTTTTCGAATTTTAATAGAAGAACTGACAAACACATGAAAACCAACAAAAAGAAACAGAAGGTGCAGCTCGTCGAGCGGCACAACCCCGAGTGCGAGAATGAGTTTTTGAGGTTCCAATTTGGAATCGAGACGCTCCGCAGCCTGCGCCGGCCGGTGTATGCGGGGCGAGTGGTCGTGGGGGATGAGAGCACCAAGGCGTTCGGCACGGTGTTCCACTTGCTGGGGTGGTCTTCGGACAAGGCGCGGGCGTTGCGAATGGCGAAGGATGCCCTGGAACGACTGCAAGACGGGGTAGTGGAGCAGGGGTGAGGATTTTAAACCCATCGAAATCGACGGAATAAGAATGACCGCCAAACTCTCGCACCCGGAAAAGGAAAGCGCCGTCGTGGGCTACATCGGAGCCCGCGGGTTCGATGGGGTGCCGAACGAGGCGGTGATCGAGCCGGAGACATTTACCTCGACGCTGCATGGGATATTCTATGCGGCGGCGCTGAACCTGCGGCACCGCGGGCGCCCGGTCTCGGTGGTGACGATCCTCGAGGAGGTGGAGAAGAACAGCTATTGGCTGGAACTGGCGGGACGGGTGGCGAAGGACGCCGGCAAGCCGGACTGGCGGGATGAGCTGCTGCTGGGGAATGATGCCCTCCAATACAACCCGCAGGGCGGGCAGATCATCGGCGAGTTTTTAAGTGACATCGCGGAGGCTGCGGCGGCGCGGAAGGCGACGAAGATAGGGCAGGCGCTGGTGGATGGGCAGGTGGCGCCGGAAGAGGCGGCGAAGGCGCTCCAGAAGCTGCGGGCGGTGAGGGGTTCGGGCGTGGAGCGGCACACGATCAAGGGGCTCTTCGCTTTCGAGCCGAAGGCGGATCCGAGCACGCTCTTGGGGAACCGCTGGGTGTGCAAGGGCGGGCAGCTGCTGCTGGTGGGTCAGTCGGGCGTGGGCAAGTCGTCGCTCACAGTGCAGGCGGCGATGACCTGGGCGCTGGGGTTGCCGTTTTTTGGAATCAAGCCGGCGCGGCCGCTCAAGAGTCTCTACATACAGGCGGAGAACGACGAGGGCGACATGGCGGAGATCGTGCAGGGGGTGATGTCGTATGTGGTGGCGCACTCGGGCATGCCGCAGGACGAGGCGTTGCGGATGCTCAACGAGAATCTGGAGTTCGTGCGGGTGACGGCGGCCGCGGGCGAGGAATTCGGCGCGGTGGTGCGGGACCTGGTGCGGGAGCGGTCGGTGGACCTTGTCTTCGGCGATCCGCTGCTCTCGTTTGTGGGGGATGATATTTCGCAGCAGTCGGTGGCGAGCAGGTTCCTGCGCGGTGTGCTGAATCCCATCGCTTTTGAAAATGGCTTCGCGTGGGTTTGGAGCCACCACACCGGCAAGCCGCAGAGTGACAGCAAGGCCCGGGCGCATTGGAACGCGAATGACTACGCCTATATCGGGCTGGGATCCAGCGAACTGACCAACTGGGCGCGTGCTATCGCTGTGCTCCAGACGACCAAAGAGGAAGGCACCTTCAAGCTCCTGCTGGCCAAGCGCGGCGGTCGCGCCGGTGTGGTGGACGAGCACCGCCTGCCGGTCACCACCCTCGTCCTCCAACACGCCGAGCAGGGGCTGCATTGGGAAGCAGGCAAGCTCGACGAGGAGGCCGAGCAGCCCGCGGGCGCCAAGGGCCATGCCGGCCGCAAGCATTCTCTGTCCGCTGCCGACCTCATCCAACTCAAGGCCGAGCACGCCGCACACACCGGACCAATGGGCGCCTTTATCTCCGCCATGAAGAAGAAATACGGCATCTCCAAATCGAAAATCTATGACGCCCTCCGCTCAAATTAACTTGTCCAACAATTGTCCAGAAATGTGTCCAGAAATCGATTTTTGGACACGGCAGGGTTTGTCCAACAATCGTTGTCCAGAAATCCCCCTAAAGGGGGATGATTCTGGACAAACATCGATTGGTTGGACTTCACCCCATGCCCCCAAGTTTGTCCAACAATTCTGAATTCTGGAAATCCCATGAAACCCACACGCAAAGTCAAGAAGCTCGAAACACCATGGGCCTGCGCCGTCCGGCTCGCCGCTCATTTCAATGTGGCGCCTCAAACCGCCACCCAGTGGTTCGAGGTGGGCTGCCCCCAGACATTCGACGAGGCCGTTGCCTGGAAGGAATCCCGCAACGAGGAAAACAAAATCCGCGCCGTCAACTCTGCCGGCCGCTCCAAGATCGAGAAGGCTCAGGCCGAAGCCAAGGAGACATCCCCGGACATCGACTGGTCTAAGTTGAGCACCGACATGGCCAACCTCTGCGACATCGTCGCCGAGCTCTATCTTGCGGGTCTAACTACCAGAAACATCCAAGAACGACTCGGGACACAGCAGGAAGTCGTCACACGCATCATCGCGAACCACCCCAAAACAAAAGACAAGGATAAGGAGGTCAGCGTGGACAAGTGGCGCACCATCCGCCGCCTCGCTCAGGACTCCGTCATCGACACCTTCCAAGACCCAGAGGCCCTCCGAAAACTCCGCCCTTCCGACCGCATCCTCGCCGCCGGCATCGCCCACGACAAGGTCAAGGACTCCGAAGGCCCCGCGCAGATCGCCATCAACATCAAGGCTAAAATCGACGCCATGTCCTACGAGGAACTCATCAACTCCATCCCGAAGATGCCAGTCATCGAGGGTGAGTTTACGGCCGTGGAGACCAGTCCAGCCCCGCAGTCGCCCGAGTCAAAACCTGCTCCGCTCCCCCTAAAAAATGCCCCCGATTCTCAAGAGGACGACCCTGATGTTGAGACTGATAATGAGTAATTGCATAAACCCCTGCAAATGAACAACAGCACCCCTTGCCACAACTATTCATTTGGTAGATTATCTCATGTTATGACCCACCCCCGGGGGGGGAGGGGGGTGCCGTTGTGGGTTTCCAGTTTTTCCCCCCACTGGTCACCCCGTCGGAAATTTTTTATGAAAAAACCACAGAGCAAACAAGAAAAGAAAGAGTCAGCAGCGCCCGAATGGCCAAAAGCAGGGAGGGTGGCGCGAGTGAGGCAGCCGAGGAATACTCGGTTGATGATCGTGGATCTGGGCGAGGGGGAGACCCTGATGGTCCAGGTGCGGGACAACCGGTTCTACCGTGCGAACGAGAAGCTGATGGTGGAGCGGGTGGGGGAGGGCGTGTATGTGGACGCCAAGCCGAAAACGACCGCCCTGCTGCGAGGAGGGCAGGAGTGAAACCGGCGCACATTGTTTTGGGATTGGCGGTGCTGGTGTTTGCTGTGGCGGTGGTGGCCGCGGCGCGGGAGGCGGCGGCGCCGAGGTTCGATGTGTGTCCGTTGTGCGGGGGAGGGGCGGTGCGATGAAGCCCAAACCACGGCCCCGCAAAAATGGCAACATCATGCCAAGAGAGGAACTGGATTCCATCATTGCCAGCCACGGACTTCCGGACCCCTTCGACCCGGAAACCATCAAATCCTATCGGGACCGGTGGAACTGGGAACGGGAAGTCAATCGTCAACTGCCCAGCAAAGAAGCACACAAGGTGATTGTGTCCTTCATGTTTCACGAAATCAAACAAGCTATCGAAAAAATCTGCAAATGAACACCATCGAAGACAACCCGCTGCGCGACCTAAACAACGCCCGAAATTTGCCTACGACTGATTGCCCCCGTTGCGAAGCCGGTGACGACAATTTCGCTCGGCTGCTCCGCGCCCGCGACACCCTCCTTGCCGAAAACCGCGACCTTCAAAAGCAACTCGCCGCCGTCAACGACCAGCTCCTTGAAGCCCAGTCCGTCATCCGCTCCCTTCGCAAGACTTTACGCGAGACATCCGCCTTCACCAAAGACCCCGAATGACGCAAAGCTACCACCCGCTCCTGCCTTTCATCACGCCCGAGCAGTTCAAGGCCGACTTTGAGGGCGCCAAGCGCCTCCTCGCCGAGCGCGAGCAACGGATTGCCCTGGAGAAGGACGACCCCATCGCCTACGGTTTCGAGCCCGACCACTGGGCGCGGGCAGAGGAGTTTGCGCGGAAATACAAAGACATCCTCGTCCTCGGCGGCAACCGCTCCGGCAAATCGACATGGGCCGGCAAGCTCGTCATGCGGACCTTGATCGACAAGCCTGAGAGCCGCGCCTGGTGCTTCCAGCAGACCAACGACAACTCCGTGTCGATGCAGCAGCCGATCCTGTGGAATTTCATGCCGAAGGACCTCCGCACGGCCAAGCGCGACCGCATCACGAACATCAGCTACACCCAGAAAAACGGATTCTCCGAAAACACCTTCGTCCTCCCGAACAAATCCCAATGCTGGTTCCGCAACTACTCTCAAGACATCAGCACGATTGAAGGCGGCGAGATCGACATAGCGTGGTGCGACGAGCTCGTCCCCCTCGACTGGCTTGAAACCATCCGATTCCGCCTCCTCGACCGCAACGGCATCCTCGTCGTCACCTTCACGCCGGTCGAGGGCTACAGCCCCACGGTCAAACAATACCTCCAAGGCGCCAAGACCCTCGAGGAAGCTCCCGCCGAACTCCTCCCCGACAAATCCGGCACTGGCTTTGAGTTGGTCCCCGTCTCCCAGCAATGCACCACCCGCCGAGCCGCGATCTTCTATTTCCACACCAAGCTCAACCCTTGGGCCGGCTACGACCGCATGAAGGTCGAGCTCGACCGCCAGCCCCGCGAGAAAATCCTCTGCCGCGCCTACGGCGTCCCGGTCAAAGCCACCGCCACCTGTTTCCCGCGGTTCCGCGAAGGCGTGCATGTCGTCCCGCCCGATAAAGTTCCCACCACGGGAACCGTCTACCACTTCTGCGACCCCGCCGGCACGAAGCCCTGGTTCATGATCTGGGCAAAGGTCGATGCCGCCGGCCGCAAGTGGATTTACCGCGAATGGCCGCAGGAGGACGAATACATCCCCGGCTTCGGCTACCCCGGCACCTGGGCCATTTCCTCGGGCAAAAAATCCGACGGCGAACCCGGCGAAGGCCAGACCCCCATGGGTTTCGGGCTCGAGACCTACATCCAGGAAATCCAGCGCATCGAAGCTCTCGACGGCGTCGAAGTTTTCGAACGCTGGATCGACTCCCGCTACGGGAACACGGTGGTCGTCGGCACCCGCGAGACCGCCACCACCCTCCTCGAAGACCTTGCCGAAAAAGGCATGCCCTTCCGCAGTTGCCCCGCCGAGAACATCGCCGAGGGCATCGCCTTCATCAACGACCACCTCTACTACGACGACACCAAACCCATCGACCATGAAAACGCACCGCACCTCTACATCAGCGCCCGCTGCACCAATACCATCTGGGCCCTCAAAGAATGGACCGGCAAAGACGGCCCCAAAGGCGCCAGCAAAGACCCCATCGACTGCCTCCGCTACCTCCTCGCCAGCGGAGTCGACGATGTCGCCGGCAAGCTCCAGGTCACCGGCGGCGGCTGCTACTAACGCCCTCCGCAAGCGCGATGTCATGGACCTCCTCGGCATCTCCGAGCAGACCTACAAAACCTACATCGATGCCGGCCTCCTGCGCCCGATTCCCGCGCTCCCAGGCATGCATCGCACCTTCAGCCTCTCCGTCATCCGCCGCGAATTCCAACTCCAATAACCCATGATCACCATCAAAAAAACCATCCGTTACATGACCCCCGAACGCCTCGACGAGGACGACCTCAAATCCGCCCTCTGCATGCCCGGAATCAAATCTCCCGCGGCCATTGCCATGTTCCAAGTGCTCGAAGACCACATCGACGACCTCACCGAGCTGGTTGCAAACCTCAAGACCGCCGACAAGCACGGCACCCTTGCCCACTGCGCCGGCGGCCTTGACGCCCTCCGCGCCTACCGGGTTGACCTCATGCTGCGGATCGAAGAGGCGAGCAAGCAGAACTGATATGCTATAATGAATTTAAGACAGGCAGACGAGAGACACGGATGAGCGGCAGTGAAGCATGGCTTCGACCCGCCACATCGAGGTCGGGAGGCGTCCGTATGGGCGACCGCAACCTTGGAAACCCGGCGTTTGAAAAGGTGGGGCCCCACCGTTCCTGTCTGACATATTTTCCGGTGGGGCAGCGAGGGCGGCCCGCCACTAAGTCGTAGCTGGAGGCGGGTGTGTAGGCGCTCGAAAGAGTTGCCGAGACCCTTACCTGGCACCTTCGGGTGGTTTCCGGGGAATCGCATCCAGCAGCCGAGCGACCTGGCCCCCACCGGACCCTTTTTCGCCCTGCATATTCTTTGATCAAGAAATATGCAGGGCTTTTTAATGCACTGAAAAGCAGGTTTTTTAGGTTGATTTCGGTTGGTTTAGGTTGATTTCGGTTGATTTGGTCGGCACCCCCGTGACGAACCCCGTTTGCGTCAGGCACTTTGGAATCAAGGACCCACTGTGCCGGTCCTTAATCCCGCACTGACCCACTTGGTGGATACCATGACGCAAACCCCAGAACCCCAGACAGCAGACACGCTCACACTCAGCGACATCGCCGCCGAAATCGGCTTTGACCTTGAGCCAGTAGAGCAGACACCGCAGGAAAAACCCGAAAAAGCCGCGGCCGAGCCCGAAAACGAGCCCGAAACCGCAGCAGATTCAGACCCCTCAGCGGAAACCGATCCTTCTCAGGAACAAACCGACGGCCAAGAGACCGAATCCGAGGACGAAAAGTCCGAAGACGAGGAATCCGAAGCCGCCGATGACGAAAAAGAGGAAACGCCGAGCGCCACGCAGGAGAAACTCCTCAAGCGCATCGACAAAATCACGGCCAAGCGCCGCGAAGCCGAGGAAAAAGCCGAGCAACTCGAGGCCGAACTTTCCGACCTCCGCACCAAGCTTGACTCCACGCCCCCCGTCACCCTCGCCCCCACGCCGGCCGACCCGCTCGCCGATGTGGAATCCCCCGAGCAGCTCGCCGAGCGCATTTCCACGGCCAAGAAAGTCCGCAAATGGGCCATCGAAAACCTCGAAGGAGGCACGGTCCAGAATGGCAAAGGCGAAGAGGTCTACTACGAGCCCGCCCAGGTGCGCCAATACCTCGCCAACGCCGACGAGGTCCTCACCGAGCACGCTCCCAAGCGCCAGCAGTGGATCGCCCAGCGCCAGACCGTCCTGCCAGAGGCCAAAGCCGCCTACCCGCAGCTTTTCCAAGCCGGCAGCCAGGAGCAGCAAATCCTCCGCGAGACCCTCAAATCCTTCCCCGCCCTCCGCGGGATGCCCAACCTCGAACTCGTCATCGGCGATGCAATCGCCGGCCAGCAAATGCGCTTCGCCCGCCAGCAAGCCGCCCAGAAAGCCGAAAAACCCGTCGCCAAACCCGAGAAATCAACCCCATCCGTCCCGTCTGCCGCCAAAGGTTCGAAAGTTCCTGCCAAAGACATCCAAACCCGCGCCGCCTCGAAATCGATTTTCGAGCGTGGAGCAAATCTAAAAACCGACGACATCGCCGCCTTCTTAGAAGGGGCCCTGTAGTCACCACCCCCCCACCAAGAACATGCCCGCTACACTCATCACCTCCCAGACTGGCATCCGCCAGGACCTTAGCGACCTCATCGCGGTCGTTGACGCCAAAACCTGCCCCGTAGTTTCGATGGCCCGTAAAGGGTCCGAGCCCATTAATCCGCTAACACAATGGCAAGCAGATGCTTACGCATCTACAACCGTCCCCGCCGGTGTCCTCTCGAACACGGATGTCTCCTCATCCGATTTCGTCGATAACGCCGCCAACCGCGTCCTCTTGAGCGCACGAATCCAAAAGTTTCGTGAAGTCCCGAGTGTCGATGATCTTGCGAATACCGTTTCAGAGGTTGCAGGCATCGGCAAACGCCGCGAGATGGCCCGCGCCGTCACCAAATCCCTCGAGCAACTCAAGCGTTCCATGGAAGCCGCCTTCTGCTCGGACCAAGAATCGCAAGAGCAGTCCGGCAGCGCCCCCTACAAGACCCGCGGCCTCGGCAAGTGGATCCAAAATGGAGCGCAATCAGACCTCCCGGTCAACGCCAGCTACCGCACGCCCACCGGATCGATCAACGCGACCGCCACGGCATCCCTCACCGAGAACAACATCCAGGACATGCTCCAGAGCATCTACGAGCAAACCGGCAAAGGCCAAACCTACAGCCTCGTCTGCGGGCCTGCCCTCAAGCGCCAGTTCACCTCCTTCACACGCACCCAGTTCGGATCGACCAATGTCGCCTCCGCCATCCGCGTGCTGAACCAGAAGTCCGAGAACAAGATCGTCAGCACCGTTGACATCTTCGAAGGCGACTTCGGCACCCTTGAGCTGATCCCCAGCCTGTTCCTCGCCGCTGACGCCTCCGGCGCTGGCGCCACAGCCGTCAAAAACGGCCGCGGTTATGTCCTCGACATGGACATGGTCGAGCTCCGCTACAACCGCAAGCCCCGCTTCCAAGAGCTGGAAGACCGCGGCGGTGGTCCCCGCGGCATCGTGGACGCGATCTGCGCCCTCTGCGTCAAGAGCCCTCTGGCTCTCGGCAAGTTCGCACCTACTGCCTGATAAAGCCTCCCCCCGCAAGGCAAGGGAGGAGCGCCACACTCCCCAGAACTCCGGCGCTCCTCCCAAATGCGGGCCAATTTCCAGTCTAAAAAACCACCACCACCTTGGACGCCTCAGAACTCGAATCCGACCTCGGCGATCTCGCCCCCCTCGTCACAGAGGAACTCCGTGTCGGCTGGCACGCCAAGATGGTCACCTCCGAGATGCGCCAGCGCCGCATCAAAGCCGCCAGCGACCGCCTCGCCGAGGCCCGCCGCAGTGTCGAAGGGCTCGGGCAGCACACCATGTCCATCGATTTTGACTCCTACATGTATTGGGACCGCGAACTCCCCGGCTGCTGGTCCGACAAGACCTTCCGCGAGGAATTCGCCGCGGCAAACCCCCATGTTCGCGTCCAGTCCACATCCACCACCACCGTCGTGAACCCCGGCCTCGCCAATGCAAACTGACGAGACCATTTCCGAACTCATCGGCCTCGTCGAACATGCCGAAACCGACGCCGCCAATTACTGGACCCGTAAAAACCTCAACTACAACCTGCGCTACTGCCTCTGGGCCGGTCAGGATGACTCCGGGCGCAAATATTCCGCCAACCTCGGAAAACCCGCGTTCCCGTGGGATGGGGCCACGGACAGCAAAATCCGCCTCTCCGACATGGTCATCAACGAGCGCGTCCGCATGCTCAAGTCGGCCTACTCGAAAAGCCGCATGTCCATCGTCCCCACCGAGACCACTGACATGCAAGCCGGCCGCAAGGTCGAGACCGTCATCAAATGGCTCCTCAACTCCCACTGCGCCGCCATGACCAAGCGCGAGATCGAACTCGCCGCCAATATCCGCGAAACCTACGGCCTCGCCGTGATGGGAGTCTTCTGGCGCCGCACCACCCGCAACGAAGTCCTCTCCTTCCGCCTCGACTCCCTCC